CAAAAGTTGAGTGCCTCCATAATGATCAGTTGGAAATCTTCGCCGTACAGCTCGGCTCTTTTTTCAGTAAGTACTTTTATTGAGTGGTACCACGATTTATTGTACCATGGTTTCTTTTTCCGTCCACTTCCAGAACCGGCATCGGCCATGGTGACTCCACGACCGACACCCATATCGACCATTCGACCGTAATAAAGGTATGAATAAACAATTTTGTCAATATCTCCACCGCTTTGCGTTACCACCTCAGTCATAAATGAGCTGAATAATTCACCGGTATCGCGAACACGGAGCTGCGCAATTTTATCCTGCCAAATCGTGACCATCATTTTTGCCCAGGCACGATAATATTCATTCTTATTCGTAGTCGCTTGCATCGAAGATTAGTTCTGTTGGTTCATTGAGTGTCAGAATGAAGTACATTCCGCACGTTCCTGCCGCAAACATGCCCGGGACTTCGTGATAAGGGAAGCGAGTTTTATCCAGGAACATCAAGCCTTCAACAGAACCGGAATCCTTAATCAATTTCGCCAACAGTTTTTTGTGTATAAGTCGGGTTTCGTTCGTTTTTTCTTCCCGATCGATTTGATTGTTGAAATCGTATTTCTTCAAAATATACACTACCACCGAACGTCGGTTAAACCAACCACCACCCTGTTGAATAGTCACTCCATCGTCTGTGTCATCCACACCAAGGTAAGCGGAAGAACCTTTTATATTCGACAAAATATCTTCCAGGTAATTCAAACCGGTTACCCGGCAAAAGGTATATTTCCCCTTTGTCAGTTTCAAGGTATTATTTGCATTTTCAAAATAATCTACAGCATTCCACATATTTATGAGTGTTTAGTTCTTGCTTCCATTTCTTTTGCTTCCCTGCATTTCTCGTCCATTTCACTCAGTGCGCTCCATGCCGGCGAATCCAGAACCTGATTTTCTTTAGTGATATCGCCTTCAGTCAACATGCGCACCTGGTTACGAATGATCCCTAGCATGTCGGGTGCGGTGGTCGGGTCATCTTCGTCCACTTCTATCCGATTGAATAAGTATTTGAATTTATCAGAAAAGTATTCTTTAATGCCGATAAACCACATCACAGCCATTAGTTTCTCCACTTCAGAACACCTCGACATGCGTTTAATTTGCTTGTAAGTCAATTCATTGCTGTATTCCGTTTTCGGAATACGAAACAAAGTAGCCATTAACTGGCAAAGCATGGCATCTGACTTAGTGAATAAAAATGCTTGGTAATAGTTCTCAGCATCCAAATATTGCTGAAAAGTAATGTCACGCAATAATTCATCACATGGCCGATACTTCCCAATTTTAGCCTGTGGACGAATGCCCACATATCGTTTTGTCGTAAAATCCAGCGTTTTGGCGAATTCAAAGGTTTCTTCGATTGTCATGGAAAAAAATCCCTTCAGGCGTTTTTTTGCGAAGTAATAAACCTCCGAAGTTCCACCAATGGGTTTAATACCGGTGAATCTGATCAGGCATTTAGTCCATATCCATTCCTCTTTGTTCCCTTTTATCTGCAAGTGGGCTACATATCGCACTTGTTTTTCGGTCATTTCTGCGTAATTACGCGGTGCAGTTAAGTTGATTGTGCTCATATTACATCCCAAAAAAGAAAGTTGGATCAGTTGCTTTATTTTGATATTTTGGCGCAATTTTCAGAGCGTACTCGGCACTGGCGGCATACGTTGGATAGTCGGTAAGCGTTTTTTCCATCATTACTACTATCTGAGTGAGTAGTTCCTCAGCCTCGTGTTCCTCTTTTTCGGCATACTTTGCCAATACCAATTTGCACGAATCAACAACTTGTTCGTTCGTTTCCGTGAGCGAATTCGTCCGAATTTGGTCAATCAATTCAGCCACATAATCAATGCTCAGGCGTTCCGACAAATCATTTTTCTGAGCCGCCAGGATTAACGGCTTCATTTTCAGAAAATCGGCACGGGTGCTGTATTTCGAATAACTTGCAAAATCAATTCCGGTCAAAAAAATGCAGTTAGTCAGCGTTTTGAAACTTTTAAATTTTATCCATTCCGCCAATGCAGCTTCACTACTCATCAGTTGCATAATCAATAAATCGGTATGCAAATCAATGCTTTGCTCACACCAAAGAATCAATCTCTCCACTCGTTCTTTACTTGCCGGCGCCTGGTTAGAATTACTGATAACAGCAAAACCGTTATTTGTTTGGATAAGGTCCACAAACGGAATTGCATTTTTGTACAGCTGAAAAGCAATCAGGTTACAAAGTGTTGTTTTCAAGTCCTCGCCATCTTCCAGGGCCTCTATATAATCGTACAAATTAGTACCAACCAGCAACGCTTTAATTGTTGCATCTGCCGAGTTGTAAAAAGATACTAAATCCGTCCACTTCGAACCGGTAGCAGTGGGAATCGATTTTGTAAAATCTTCAATACTTGCTATTAACATGACTATTTCTTTTTTGCAGGTGGTGTATTGTTGTCTTGGTTATCTTGGTTGTCACTTGTTGGCTGAGCATCCGTTTTTTTGTCAAGGGTAGTGAGCATCATAAAAGGTATATCAAATTCAATATCCCATTCATTGTAATGCTTAATTACGAAATAAGGCTCTAGCAAAATGTCTTTTGGAGCTTTCTCCAGCCCTTGTTTCATCGTGAATAATTCACGGATATTGGAACCGTTCATATTGCTTGAGCTTTTCCCTGGCGTTGCTCCGATCATACTTGGGTGATTGCCCTGAGCATAACAGGCCATTGAGGCACCTTCCTCTATATCTTCAATCCAATCGCCACCCTCTTTGGTGTTATTGATCAGATTTATTTTCACCATGGATTGCTCTTTACCGGTCGGGTCGATCCAGAACCCAGAGAACCAAACTTTGCCGGCATTCTCCATTCCGGATAGGAAAGTTTTGATATTCTCCTTTTCCTGTTTAATCCGTTCTTGTTTTTTTACAGGATCAGTTATATTTTCCTGTTCGCAAAGGATATCCCAATACTTCACATTAATTTCTACCTGATAGCGAAGTACTAAGCCGTTTTTAAACTTTGCTTTTTTCCCTGCAGGGATTAATTGTTTGATGTCGTACCAACCGCTGTTGAAGAATGACCAATAATAGGGAAATGGGTAATATTTGTTACCGGTGATTGGAATACGGTTCAACATAGCAAACTTACGGGTTGCTGTTGGCTTTTGCTTTTTACCTTCGTCATTTGGCAATCTACCCATGCGGACCATCAGGTCGCCCAGCGGATCATCCACGTCCAACAATTCCAGGTCTTCCCGATCGGCAATTTTCGGAGCACCTTTTTCCCAATTGCCATAAAAAACATGCTCTAAAGCTCCTGTTTTGGGGTTACAAGTCTCAAGGCGGCAATACATGACATCTTTGTGTCGAAGCTTTACTATCTTTTTGCCGTCACCACTCAATATAATTACCGAAACCGTCCAAAAGAAATGTTTCATATCTGTTTGTTGTTCAAATAGATATTTAGTAGGTCGATTATATTTAAAGAAATCAATAATTTCGGTCTCCGTCACCTCTGTTTTATCCTTTTTGGCATAGGTCAAACCCTGAGAATAGGAGGCTAAAATATTGAAATACATATTCGAGCTCATAACTTCATCCTTTCGGATTAGCTCAAGAACTTCGTTCGGGCGCAAATTTGTGTCACCCCAGGGAACATATCCGCGAATACCCTTTGCATCGGGCATGGCTATTGGAACAATATCGTCGGTATCGAATACCGTGCGACCTTCATTTATCACTTCCAATGCTTTGCGCCCATCCAGCGCGATACTTACGTCATATATTTCTGTCATACTGTCAAATATAAATTTCTTCGTCATTAACTTCAAAAATGCTGATAATCCTTACTGTGCGTAATTCACGGCTCTCTACAAAAATCAAATTTGCCGTGTTACGTTCATAATTGGAGGAAGTACACACCACGTTGTTATAAGTCAATATCTCACCCGTGGTGCCCTTCCAAACTTTACAATTAAAGGGTTTCCCATCCCTTAATATCTTTCTTAATAAGCTTGTGTGTATCATTAGTCAAAGATTTCGTCAAACCTTTCATCAAATACACCCTGAGATGTATTCGTGATTTGTAAGTGATTATTATTTGCCCGGCGATATCCAAATGAAAATGCTTGCAGCTCGTTGGCTTCGCTGTCTTGTTTATCCACTCCTACCAAGGTAATTTCCTCGCTAATTCCGATTGA